TCTATTTGCTGTTATATAATTCTCTTCATCGGAATCAATCTCTTTTGATGTTTTTTTAATGTAATTTATTCTCTTTGTATGTTTAGGTAAAACTGTTCTATAAAAAGAAGAAATATCAAAATCCTTGTAAACATCTAACCATTTGTTTGTTGTTAAATTAATTATATGACAATAACTTTCATTTGCCATCGAAAGCCACCGATTTATTAAAAAATAAGGTGGGTTATAATCTTCAACTTTTTTATTTGTCTTTTTTGTTATCCAATCCAAAAAACAAAACAAACTATAATCTTTATTTTTCATCATTTATAAAATTTTTGAAATTTTAACGAGCTTTGCATCCACTCTTCAGTATTCATGCTGTCTCCAAGACCAAAATGAGTAACCTTTATTGGATATACACCTATTTTTAACTTATTTTTATTTGCATTCAAGCAAAATGTTATGTCGTAGTGGTGAAAATCAAAGTTTTCATCAAATCTGGTGTTTGAATCTAATAATTTCTTGACAGAAACCGCTATAAAAAGACCATCTATAATCAATGCTCTGGAATCAGTGGGACCAAACACAGTTGTCCAGTAAACTTTATCCTTTGAGTGTGCTACTTCTCCAACGTGGTCTTGTCTTTCGCTCATTAAGTGCCATGCTGGTGGTTTTGTTATGTCACATTTCTTAGTTCCTGCCAATCCAACAATGTCATACTTTTCAAATGCCACATCTAGCTTTTCAAATAAAAAAACATCTTCAATCAAAACATCATCGTGAACAAAAATTATTTTTTTATCAGAATTTTCTTGAGTTATAAAACTGTTATATACTTTAGTAAGACTAGTTTTGTTTTCATATAAAACAGTACTATTTGAAAAATTTTCAGTTTTATCTAAAAATAAACAAATTGGACTGTTTTTTTTAAAATTTTCTTCATTATTCTGTGTTGCAACTACAAAATGATAATTATTTAGAGATTTATACATAGACAAGTATAAATATATCATACATAGCCATGAAATCAAAGAAAAAGGAAAATAAAAAAGTTAAATACAAAAAGATTGAAAACGAAGTAAAGAGAATTTTACGTTCGAATAAAGATCGATTGAACTTACATGAAGACATTAATCCTTTTGCGGCTAGAGTTTTGTTTTCTTTGATTAAAGAACAAGAAGAAGATTCCACTGAAGACGTTAAACCACAAGAACAACCAAAGGTAAAGACACCAGAAGATTTTACACCAGAAGCAAACAAAGAAGATTTTCAAAAATCATTAGATCCAGAAACTTCTCCAGACCAATTTGATGTTGAAGGAGTTTCTGCCGATTTAACAGCAGAAACTATAAACACTATCAAAGAATGGTCTAAAAAGTTAGATGATTTTGCTGAATTTTTAAATAATCCAGATCAAGCAACCAGTGAAGGAAAACCATCACTCCATAAAATTTTATCAGACGGTGATAGGACTGGAAGTCTTTTGCGCGGTGTTACAAGAAAAGCATCCGATAGTATAACAAGAATTGCCGGTGAAATTGAAAAGTTAAAAGAAATTCTTAACACGTATATTATTACAGCACCTAAGAAACTTCGTGATACCGAAGGTCAAGTGTCTGGATGGACTCAGTTTTAATATAAACTGTTCAATATAATATTATAGTCTATTTGGTTAGTTTCTTCAAACATAACCATTTCGTTAAAATCTTTATATGACATGTGTAATGGCCATTTAAAGATATTTTCTCCATCTAGTAGCATTTTCTTGGTTTTTTCCTTAGACGCATCATCCATTTTAGGATTATCTAGAACCCAAATTTTTTTATGAAACGGAAACTCTGCTAACTGTGTTTGCTGTGTATCTGATAATGTTAAACCAGCAACGCTTACTCCGTTTTTAACAAACATTGCATCGATTGGTCCTTCAAAAATAAAAATATATGGAAGATTGATATCTACTTTATCTATATTAAACACAGATTTCTCTGATCCTTCTTTGCCCAAGTATCTTGGATGTGAGTTATCCAAACATCTAGTTTGATAAAAAATAATTTTATTATTTCTATCGTAAAACGGAATGCAAATTCTATTTTTATGTATAAAATCTTTAAAACTAACAAATAAATTAGAAGGTCTGTTTATTGCAACATCCAGTCTTCTTTCTTTTAAATATTTCAAAGCAATATTAAATTCTTTATTATTTGAATAGAATTTAATTTGAGTTTCATCAAACAAATTTATTGAATCATATGGAAGATCCATGTTTTGTCGTCTTTTCGATATAGGAACAACTTGTTGTTTTTTAAAAATATCAACAGATGTGTCATTACTCATTATCTCTTGATCTATTTCATCCTTTGATAAGCCCGACACTTGTTTAATCCAAGATAACGAAGACCATGTTCTAGAACAATTAAAACAATGCATTGTTCCGGTGTTCGGATAAAAAAACAATCTTTTCTTCTTTCCTAGACTCTTGCCTTCTCTACAAACAGGGCATCCAGCGTTGTAAGTGCCATCATGCTTTCTAAATGTAGGTTCTATTGAATATGAATAGAATTTATTTAAAATATATGTTTCTGGTAACTTCATTTTGACCAATATGAATCAAAATAAACCGACAGTCAAGACTATTTAAATGTTGCTGGGATAATATCAGAAATCAAACTTTGGTCTTCACCGAATGCTTTGCCTTCTTCTGTCAAATAAAGCTCGGTTAGCTTTATTCTCTCTTGTTGATTTCCAAATATTTCAATTAATGCTGGAGAATCTTCGACTGGAAACACTCTACCGTCTCCTCGGTTATATGAGTCTTTAAACGCCTTAAATATAGTATCAATCTCTTCTCTATAAACTGAATCTACTTCTCTAAACCCATTGTCTTCTATCTCAACTGGAGAAACTTTTGTTAGTGGGATAAAAAACAAAATATCATATAGTTTAAGCGTTTCCCTAATAATAATTCTTTGCTGGTCTAAGAATTTATCTGAAACTTTTTCATATAAATTCAACCATGTTGAATATGCCAACACATCAAGAACACTCCTATCATAAATAACAGATTCTTGTTTTGATGTTTCGGTTAATTGGTCAATTAAACTGTTTAAAATTAAAGTTTGAGTTTCTTCTGTTGAATCTTTACTATGTGGTAAATTAAGTTCTTTCAGTTTATCTCTGTAAGAATTCGAAGGTGTTTTATACATCGACCATTTATTAATAAAATCGTTTATGTATGTTGTTTTACCTACACACGTGGTTCCTATAATTGCAATTTTCATATAATGTTTTTACTTAAATCAGGAAAAAATTTTGGTAGTTCGTTAGAATGTTGATCGAAAAAAGTATTGTCATCAATACCATGCAATACTACATTTTCTGTTACTACGTTTGGATATGTTGTTCTTATTTTAACTGCTAAATCTATTATTTTATACATCTCATCTTTATCCCAAAATGAACAAACATCAACTGAACTTGAAAATAACAAAGATTCCAAAATCAATTTTATATCTTCTTCTTGAAGATCGTCTAAGATGTATTTTTTATTTTTCATGACATTATTAATAATAATATCACGTAATAAAAAATAATCAAATTTATTTATATATCAGACGATGGTTTGATTTCTTGCGGTTCAGTTTTAACTGAAACCGGATTAAAAATACTTTTAAGTGTTTTTAAAATTTTAACAATATCTTCAGATTGTTTAGAATTTCTAGGATTTAAAGATAAAATTTCTTTAATATCACTGTCTTTTAATTTAGACTCAGGGTTTGAGTAAAAAATTTTCATTGAATTTGCCAATTCTGCAATTTCGTCGTTACTAACAATAGGCAATTCTGATTGTTCAGGTTCTTGTTGTTCTACTGGTTGTTCTGCTGGTTGTTCTGCTGGTTGCGATTGATCGGGAACAGGTGATTGTTGTTGCATCTGCTCATCTTGTTCATTTAAAATGTTTTCTATTTTATTGCAAAGATTTAAAAATTTACTCATAATGATATTTATACTATTTTTTTGATAATTCAAAAAGTTCCTTTAATGCTTCTTCAAAAGAAACGGGTTTAACATCTAAAGATTTTTCACTTTTAATAGTTGTTTTGGGTTCTTCTGGCATTATACTTTTCATTTGTTGAAATACTGTTTTCTCTAAATTAAGTATTGTTGGATCTCTTTCGATTGGTGGTAACCCAAAAGTGGAAACTCTCGATTTGGTTACTTGTGTTTGGTATACTTGATCTAAATCCATATTAAACACAAGATTCTACTAGCTTTGCTTCTGCTTCTCTTCTTTCTAGTAATCCATCAAGTCCTCTACCTTGCCAAATTCTTTTCATTTTTCTCAATTCTCTTGCAATGCCTTTATAGTTTTTTTTAGGTACAAGATTTTTTATATTTCTCATTTCTAATCTAGACTCTCCATTTAAACTTGTTCCTCTGTTAAAAACCAAAGAAACTATTGCACCATATGCATTATCACATAATTGATCTAATCCAGGGAACGTTTTTTCAGCCAATTTTGTAAATTTTGGCCAAGTTAATTTTTCAAAAATTTTAATTGCATCGTCCCATTTTACCGTGATGTTTGATTTTCTCAAAATTTTTGTGTATTCTTTTCCTTTTTGCCCTGTTTTACCAGAAGCCTTTGTGATTAATTCAATTTCACTTTGAGACAAGAAATTAAAAATTTTTTTTAATTCTTCTGGTGTGTAGTATGCACAATCAACTCCTATTCCGATAGTTGGACCGGATGCCCCCTCTGGCCATGTGAATTTAGATAAAAATTTATCATAATATGCTTTACCACCACCAACTTCATATTTTAATAATAAATTAAATGTATCTTCTGATAACTTATAACTCATAATCATCTTCCTTTGAATTAGATATAATATATGTTATTTGTTCTTCTTTTATAAATGTTTGATCTCCGTGTAAACTAACATCTGAATTAGATTGCATTCTATAATCTAATATGGTTTGAACTCCTAGATAACTAGCTATTATAACTGCAAGTATTTTAATTGTTTCTGTAAAAATTGAAACAAATGGAACTGTTAAAGATGGTGATGCTGCTGTTAAAAATAATACAAATACGCTTACACCATAAAATATTGCAAGAATAATAACTGAACAAAAAACAACATAAAATTTTTTAGAAGCTAAAAAATTAACTTTACTCAAATCATCTTTATATTGCAAAGGCGTATTAGGTGGAACTTTTCCACTATGCAACATCGAAGATGCTGTTTGTGCAATCTGTACTATTTTTTCCCACATTTTAAAAGATAAAAGCTAATAATAAACCAGTTAAAACTCCTAATATAAATAAAGATGCTCTTGGGTATGTCCAAGAAAAATCTATTATTTTTTCTTTAATTTTTTGCATTGTAGTTTTCATAAAATTCCTTTAATTCTAAGATAAACCCCTCCAACTATACTTAATATTAAACCAAATATAGTTATATAAAGTCTTGTTATTAGTAAATCTTTTTCTACTAATTTTTTTTGCATGTTATTTAAATCAATAACCATTTGGTTATTATATTTTAATTGTTTTTGCAATTCAGCATCTATGTCGTTTGCTAGTTTTTTAAGATTTGCATTATCAACTTCCAACTGTTCTTTAAATTTTTTAGTTTGTAACAATTCATTCCATTCTTCAGAATTTTCTATTAACAACTTTGCATGTTTAAGTGATTCTGGTATAACCAATCTTAATACTTGTTCATCTTCTTCTGTTTCAGAAGTAGCTTTTATAATACTTGTGTTGATTTTAGAACCGGTATTAACGTTACTAGACCCTCTTTTAACGACTGTCGTTTTATTGATTGCTTCAATTTTTTTTGTAGATGATGTAATTATCGGTGGAACTGTTATTTGGTTTTTAGGTGCATATGCTAATCTTTTTGCTTGTTCTGCATATGGCCCAGCTTTGTCAAACCTAGCATTTTTTATACTTTCAGCCGTAGCATAAACAGCTTGAGACAATGCTTCACTTCTTTTTTCTGTGTATACCGCACAGCCGCACAAAAGTATTAGAATCAATATTAATGTATATTTCATATATTAATATTTACTTTAATATATTTAATATTAAAAAGAAATATAAAAGAAATAAAAAAGGATGACATCCTATTTTACCCACCACCTATTCAAATGTCAATAGGCAATTTTGATTTTTTTATAT